TACCTCAAGCAGATCCTGTGGCTAACCCTAGAATTGGCATGATTATGTACTCTGATGGCTCTACTACAGGGTTTAGCGAGCACAAAGAGCGTGGCCTTTATAGGTACGATTACTTAAATAAAGATGTCAATAATGATCTTGGGTGGATTCATTTCGCAAGTAATGATCAGACTCCGTTTATTATTAATCAGTCTGCTGGCGATACTGTTAGCTACACAGCTTCTAGTGGTTTTGTTTTATTAAAGTACACTGGGGGTAATGGGTCTTACATAGTTGACCTTCCAAACCCAACCTTACAAAAATATAGAACAATAAGGTTTATTGCTGACGGGTCTATAACAGCAAACCATAAAGCTTTTTTGAATCCAGGCGCTTTTTTGATAGACGGATCAACTGCTGATTTTGAGTTTAATCGTTCTTTTGAGGGTATAACATTGTTTAGTGATGGCTCTAATTGGTTAGTTACGCAGGCGAAAAAATAATGACCCCAGTGGTAGCAAATATTAGAGATGAGTGGTATTGGGTAAAAGATGGAATCAACGAAATACTTCAACAGTTTTATTGGTTTGATTATAGGGCTGAAGATGTGTATGCGGCCTGCGTTAATGGATCTGCAATTCTATACAAGACAGAAGAAGGTTTTGCTGTTTTTACTATAGAAGCAAATACTTTAACAAAAGAGAATTCATTTCTTTGCTGGTTGGCGTGGGGTAAGCCAGAGTACAAAGGCAACCTAATAGCAAGCCACTTTGACTTCTTTTTAGAGCAGTCCAGAGATTATGGTTGTGAGCGAATTAGTGTTAAAACAGCGATAGATGGTTTAGATAAATTTCTTGTTGACCAAGGGTGGCGGGTTGACATGAGAGTCTTTAGTTACGATGTGGGCAATGGCCCCGAACAGATAGAGGAATAATTATGGGTGGCGGTGGATCAGCTCCTTCAAATACAACACAAACGACTAAGCCTTTTCCAGCGCAGGAACGGGCATTAACCCAGCTATTTGGCCTAGCTGAAAACCAATTTGGGCAAGGCCCTCAAGGTTTTTTTCCTGGTGACACTGTAGGTGCTCAATCTCAGAACACTGTTGCGGCTCAGCAATTAGCTCTTGATGCCGTTAACCCTCAAGCGCAACTAGGGATGGCAGGGTTTCAGTCAGCTATGGCTGGTCTTGACCCTAATTCAGCTCAAAGCCAAGCCATTATCAATCCGATGATTGCAAACCTTCAAAGCCAGATACTTCCTAGCATAGGAAGCAATGCCATACAACAGGGCGCTTTTGGTGGTGATAGGCAGCGAATACAAGAGCAACAGGCCGCAGAAGCCACCACAGCCTCCGCTATGCAGGCTCTAATGGCTAATCAACAGCGAGCCATAGGCAACATGGGCATAGTCAACCAAGGCCTTCTACAGCCCGCACAGACGGCCTCATCGGTTGGTGCTCAACAAGAGGCAAGAAACCAAGCCATCATTAATGCGGAGCGACAACGCTTCATGTTTGGTCAGGAGGCTCCTGAAACTGCGCTTGATAGACTTGGTAGTCGAATTAGCGGTGTAAACCTTGGTCAAATAACAAACAGCTCATCTGGTGGTAGTGGTAGCAGTTCTGGTCGAAACTTGGGAACTGCGGTTGGTGCTGGGTTAACTGCTTACGGTTTAGCGAAATAAGAGGATATTATTATGGGTGCGGGAGCAGTACAAACACTACTTGGCGGGAAAAGCATAGATGATCGCCTTAATAAGAAATTAAAAAACGGGCAGGTTGAAAAGCCAACATTTAAAAGTGGCCAGCGTAATGAGGTCAATCGACAGCTAGCTCCTATGATTCAGGCAAGTATTGATCGGCAGCGTAATGCTGTTATGCAGGATAGTGGGCCATTGCTTGCTGGTATTGGGCCAGCAGTTCGCCAAGATGTTCAGAACTTTTCTCCATTTAGTAATCCTTTTGAAGCAGACGCAGCAACAAATGCGGATTATATTGAAGATCTTAATACTATGAAGGATAACACTAGAAAAACAATCACTAAAAGCAAATTTGGTGGCCTGAAAAGGAAAAAGAAAGCAAACCCAGCTTACACAAAATTAACCAATCAAATCCTTGAAGCTGAAACACAGCAAAAAGCATTAGAGCAAGGAAGGTTGGGTGCAGACGCTCAATTTCAGGCATACAACAATCAGGCCCCATCTTATCGTGCAGCACCAATTCAAGCCGGTCTTCTCCAGCGTATGGCTGGTGGCAACACTGGCATGAACCAGATTGCCGCAGGACAGCAAAACAACCCAACATTGGCTAAAGCAAAGGTTTAACTATGGCACTCCCAGCATTATTAATTCCAATACTTGCTGGCGCAGCAATAGGCGCAGCAACAAATCCTGACGACAAATTACGCGGTGCAATTGGTGGTGGCTTGTTAGGTGCGTTCACTGGTGGTATGGGTGGTGCATTAGCTGGCGGTGGTGGCGCTGCAAGTTCTGGAATAGGCGCTAGTTTAGCTGGTGGTGCTGGAGCTACATCACCGGCTGCTGCGGGTATTGTTTCATCAGGCCTAGGGACTGCTGGTACTGCTGCTGCACTACCTGGCGCTGCGTCTTCTGGCGTTGGCGCAAATTTAGCTGCAAATTTAGCAATGGGTGCTAACCCTGGGTCAGTTGCTGCATCTTCCAGCGCACTATCTGGCGGGGCATCATCAGGCTTGGCTCAAAGCCTTGCTGGTGGTGTAGCACCTCAATCGGCAACTGTATTGCCAGCAGGTAGTTCTTTTGCATCACCAACTTTAGCATCTCAGGTTAAGACTGGTCTTGGACAGATGGCATCGGGCGCTACAGAAAACCCAATGAAAACACAAGCTATGATGCAGCTAACTGGGATGGGTGTTCAACCACAACAACAAGCACCAATGATTCAGTCAGCACCAATAACCCAGCCCCAAGTTGCTAGGCCACCGTCTGTATCAGAGCGAATTGGTGACGAGCCAACATTTATTCCAAAGCCTTTGTTTTCTAGCGAAGGTTTTTCAGAAGAAGAAAAAATGAGAAAACAACTTTTACAACGAGAACTTCAAGCTAGAGGCCTTGCATAGAAATGGCAGAATTTGATTACTTACAAGCTCTTAGGTTAGCAATGGGTGGCCAGCAACAACTACAGGATCAAGAGATTGATGCTAGAAATGCTTTATCTGCTGCGGTTAGTCAGCCAATAAGACCTGGATACCGTGCTCTTAATGATCAAGGTGAAGTGCGCGGGTGGGCTGATACATTTAAGAACCCAACAGAAGGTCAGAAGGGTTTTGCTTTACAGGCTGGACTATCTCTTCTTGGTAGCGCAGACAGCACTGCAAGCCTCTCTAGTCGCATTGGTGCGGCCATTGGTACTGGCTCTCAAGCACAACAAAAAATAAGAGCAACCGAGCAAGCACAACGAGCTAGTGCGGCTCAATCAAATCTTGACATAATCGGTTCTCAAAGAGATAACCTTACTGCCCAGATGGGTTTTATGAAGGATATAAATACCGAGCGAAGGGCTGCTGCTGGAGAGCAAAGAGATGTGGCTGGCGAAGAAAGAGCTGTTCAAGATCAAATCATGCAAGAAGAGACACACAGGCTCAGCCAATTAACCCCAATTCAGCGATCTAAAGAGCAACAACAAAAAGCAATAGCAGAGGGTAATTTTTCTCTTGCTGAGCAAATACAAGGCGAAATTGACAAAGCTCAAGGCTTTGGTCCAAACTCTATTGAAGTTTATAATAAACAAATAAATGATTTACGAGATCAGATTTCTACAGGAAAAAATTTAATTGCAAGTGGCAATAACAGTCCAGAGGCTGCTGCGGCACTGGCTAGGCTCGAAGAAGAATTGTTGTATGCAGAGCAGGGTAGGGATAAGGCCGTGCGAACATCTGGAATGTCTGTAACAACAACAAACCCTGACGGAACAACTACTACAGTGAACGTGGGTGGTTCTGGTAGCTCTAATAGGAGAAGGGGTAATGAAACTAAAATAGATAAAACTTTTCTTGATCAAGTTAGCTTTTTAGATAATGAAAATAGTCTTATGCAAAGGTCTATTTCTTTAATGACAGAGCCAGCTTTTCAAAGCGTACAAGGCGCTATCAAAGGAAGGGTTGTTGGAGGTGTTCCTGGGGCAGACATACTTATGTCAGAGGAACAACAGTCAGCGTTGAATCGATACGATAGAATTAAGAGTGAACAAGGTTTGGCTTTTGCCCCTCTTTTAAAACCCATGTCTGACAGTGATCTTAAGTTTGTTTTAGAAGCAATGGCTATCCCAATTGGCATAACACCTGCGTCTGCAATATCTGGAATGTTTACAGATAAGATTCCGCAAGCCTTATCTAGAATAAAATCTGCTTACAGCGTTTTTGAAAATGACGATCCTGAATATTATCCACCAGGGTCTGCTGATGTTGCTCAAATGAAAATGGCTACAGATTTAGCGGCAGAATGGTCTAAGGGTGGTATTAGTTTAGCAGGAGATCCTAACAACCCCGAATCCATAAAAGGAAGTATTGGGTACGCTATGCAAAATTGGTTTCCACAGGTTAACCCTGCATTAAAAGGAAAGGGTTATTATTACAGTAAGCAAACTGGTAAAATGTATTCGGCAGGGTTTTTGGCAAATTTCTTAGCGCAAACAAGAAGGGAACTTAAGGTTCCTGATTATCCAGAAAAAGAACTTCTGAGATCACTTCAATTGGAAGAATATTAATGACTGAAAATGAAATAATCCGTAGTCAAGAAGGTGTTGATCCAAGATTTGTTGATGTAAATGAATATGTCCGGAAATCTGCTGGGCTAGACCCCCAAAGCGAAGAAAAACCATTAAGGTCTTTTAATCAACTATCTTCTTCTGAAGTTGAGAAAATGAATTCTTTAATTTCACAATCTGCTGGATTGTCTCCAAATTATAACAATAGCCCAGAGTTTAATGACATTGGATCAGAAGTTAATAAGATGCCTGGTGTTGGTATTGATTACGCTGAGACATTAAGTCAAGGCGCGATCAGGGGTATGCTTTCTGTTTTAGATGTAGGTCCAATGGCTTGGAATGCTCTTTCTTGGGCCAACAATAAGATGGGTGGCCTTCAAACAACTTCCATCGAGTATCCATCTAAGATTATTGGAGAGCTAACTGGTCTTGGAGATAGAAATACTAATGAAATTAATTTTGGCACATTAGATGCTGCCGCAGCACAAACCATTCGTGATGTAGCATCTAGTAAAGTTGTTAAAGACGTAAAGGGAAGCATCATCGAGGCGCTTGGCGGGGAAGCCGCTCCAGAAGGGGAGAAAGACGTAAGGCCATTAAGAAAGGGTCTTTTTGGTGATGAAATAAAAGCTGAAGACCTTAGCTTTAGTGACAACCCTTTAACAGCAGAACAACGACAATCAATAGCGCCTTTTGAATTTGGTCTAGAAATAGCAAGTGCTGCTACTACAGGCGCTGGACTTATGGCCTTTGGTGGTATGAGGTCACTAGAAAGCGCTAGACAATTTTTGCCTATTGCACAAAAGGCTGGTATCAATCCTTTCTTTGCAGAAGGAAGACTTATACCCAGAAGTCTAGACGATCTTAAAAAAATAACAACCACAGCGCCAACTGTTCCTACAAGAACTGGCGCAAGTAAAGCTGCTGTTATTGCGGCAAGTAAAGAGGGAATAAAAGCCGAAGCTAAGTTTGCAGCATTATCTTCTCTTTCTGCAACTTCAGTTGGCTTGGCGACAAATGGTGACCCGCTTGCAATGACAATTGCGTCCCTTCTTGTGCCTACTAGCTTTGCTGCTTACAAAGGTGTTAAGGACTTTAGAATAAGAAAGCAAGATGAACTTCTAAAAATAGTTGGCAGGGAGGGGCAGGAATTTATGGCTCTTGAAAACATACTTCTTCATTCTTCTGATAGGGATGCGGTTATAGCTAAGGTTCGAGAGTGGGCAGCAAGTGGTCAGAAGTTCCCTGGTACACTTGGAGCTTTAACTGGAGATAGAGGTTTGCTTGCTTGGGAGAAGGGAAGAAAGGCTCAAGGTTTTAATGCAGAAATGAGAGACATGGATCGAGATGCTCTTGAATTCCTATCTAATTCTTTGAGTGAAATTCAAAAAAACGGATCTGAAGAAAGTTTAAACAAATGGCTTCAGATGAGAGTTGCTGCTGAAGAGTCTGATGCTGAAATGATGCTGGATAACGCTAGGCAGACTACTGAGGATATTCTTGAATCAAAAGGCACTAAGTACGAATCCCTAGAAGATGCAAACCTTGCCCAAGAAATACAAACTGAAGCTGTTTTAGCGAACATGGAAGAAAAACATGAAGCTTTGTGGGATCAAGTTCCAGATGAAGATTTGGTTAATGTCAGTGAGGTTTATAGAAACTTTAAAGGAACAATGGATTCTATTCTTGACACAGAAACTGCAAGATCAATGGGTTCAAAAGGATACGCTGAAGAGTTAAATATACTAAAGGGCTTGGCTAAAATATCTGATGATGCTAGCGCCCCAATTGGGTCATCAACTCCAAGTTTAATGAGTCAATTAATTAAAAGTAATGCAGTAAAACTTACAAGAAAAGAAGCAAATGAGTATGGTTATGAAAATTCTGGGTGGTATTACATAGACCCAGATACAAATAGCCCTATGGGGACCAGCCATGCTACTAAAAAAGATTTAGTGGCAGATATTGAAAACTCCCCATTTGATTATGGAATTGACATTAAGTCTACTAGTGAGGCTGTTGGGCCTGTTGAAGATGTTTTTGTTTCCGCAAAAGAATTAATTGACTTAAGAAGTGCAATTAATGCAAAAACAAGACAGCTTAAATCTCCAGGCAAGGCCGAATCAAATAAATTTAATGCTAAATTTGCTAGCGAGTTTCAAGAAAGTTTATTGAATGGAATTAACTCAGCTCCAAATGTTAGTCCAGCGTACACAGAAGCTGCAAACTACACGCGACTTCTTAAGCAAACCACAGACAAGACAGCTAAAAATCTTGCGCTCGATGACGCTGCAACCACAGATCAAAGAATACTTAAGGCTAATGAGCGAGGCGCAAAACCTGCTGATGAAATTATAAGCCAAGCGCAATTTGCTAACGAGCAAGGTGTTGAAGGTGCTCAAGACTTGCTTCAGGCAACCGAGGAAGTTGGTATTAGCAGTTTTGCCTCTGCCGCTATATCCCCTGAAGGTGTTGTTAACACTAAAGCAGCAAACGCTTGGATTAAAAAACACGCTTCTTTCTTGAGAAGATTTCCTAATGCTAGAGCAAGAATGGAGAAAATAGCAGACACTGGTGATGCAGAAGATCTTGCTCAGGAATCAGCAAAGTTAACTAGAAGCTCGCGGGAAAAATCTGTTGCTGTAAATTTAATTCAGTCTCCAAATGCAATAGATACTATTGATAAACTTTTAGCCGGTAAGTTGAAAGGTGGATTCCAGAAAGGCGTTGATGATCTGCTTGAAGATATAAGTCAGACTCAAGATCCGGCTGAGTCTCTTAGGGGCCTTCAGGTTCTTATTCTTGATCGATTAAGTCACAACATGACGTTTGCTTCAAAAAACTACAGAGTTAAAGTAGACCCCTTACTTAAACAGGTTTTTGGTGATGAGGCTTACAACAACATAAAGCAAATATATGATGATGTTGATAAGGTTATCGCTAGAAAAAGCGTTGGGATGACTAGGGATGAGTACAAACAAGATCTTTTAAAGACAACAATAGGCAAAGTGCTTGGTGCAAGAATTGGCTCTCAGTTTGGTCAGTCACCTCTAATCATGGCCAATGTTGGTGGCCGAGTCATGGAGCGACTGCTTACTAAAATACCTGGTGAGCAAATTGATGAGATAACAAATGCGATGCTTTTAAATCCTCAAGAGTTTATCGATTACGTTGACAAGGTTGATAAGATAGACAATGTTAATGAAGCTGTCTCTATGCTGCATCAATGGATGTTGATTGCTGGGGTTCAAGGGGAAATGTACAGGACTGGTTCAAAAGAAGTTGAAGAGCGCAGACCTGAGAGCTTAGAAGAAAGAATGAGGGCGCAATAATGGAAGATATTTTAACTCAATTAGCCCAGCAAGGGGGCAAACCTCCAATTGAAGTGCCTGGTCAGCCAGCTACTTTAGACGGCTTGATTCAGCAACTAATTGGCTCAGGTGTAGGTTCAACACCGGAGTCACCAGGCATGGGCGCACAGCAAGCTGTAGAGCCTCCTGCGACCCTTATAGAGCAGGTTACAGCACCTCAACAAGTGCAAACTCCAAACCCAGTAAATAAGAAAATAATTAGCGAAGTTGTTCCAAAGCCAACTAAGAAGGAAGAAAAGCAATTAATAAAAAACCCTATAGAGCTTATATATGGCAAAGAGTATTATGGTCTGGATGAGGCTAACCCCAAACACCAACCCATCATAGCAAGTTTCTTTGATAAAAGTATACCAAGCCTTATGACATCAAAGGATGGCAAGAAGGACCCATCAAAAGTACAAAGTGTTGCGTGGTGCGCTGCATTTGTTGACCATGTTTTAAATGATTTAGGTCAGCCAAGTTTAAAATACGAGAAGGATAAATACGACATTGTTAGGGCTGCTAAGTATTTGCAATATGGCGAAAATGTTGACAATGACCCACAGCTTGGTGATCTTGCTGTAATACAAAACCCAAAAAACGGATTGTTTCATGTTGGCTTTTTTGCAGGAGAAGGGGAAAAAGGTAAAATTAAAATTCTTGGTGGAAATCAGAATAACCAAGTAAATGTTAGTTCTTATGACACCTCTAGAATTAAAGGTTTTAGAAGAATTGGTGATTTGGAAACGGTAAGCCCAGAGACTTTAATTAAAATATCTGAAGACATACAGGGGCAGGGGGGAACTAGGTAATTCGAACAAGGTGCTGACTACAGGGATCGCAGGTCAGCGTCTACGTGGAGGGCTACTTCCCTGCTAAGGATTCCATTGTACCAGAGACAGCAATTAAGAACTCACCGAGTTCATAACAGTCTTTAGCACTTTCAATAGCGTAAGTCTTTGTTCCAGCAAAATCACTTGCAGTAATCCTGACAACGTCACCTTCAGCAACATAATCAACAATTAACTGCCTAGCGCCAATAGTATCATCAGTGCCAATAGTTAAGCTAATATTCTTTATCACAAACCCACCCGTTGCAATTGATTAGATATTTCTTTATCCCACTCAGCTATCATTTCTCGATAATCTGCTGAGTAAAACTTTACCGGATTCTTTTTTGTATTAAGCATCATTTCAACATGGTCTTTGCCATACATATCGATCATGTATAGCGTGTACTGCGCTTCAGCGCTCCCATGCTTCATTCCAAATTGATTGCAAGACGAGCACTGAGGGTGAATGTTTTCTTCCTCTAAGGCCCATCTAGAGCTACTGCCTTTTGGTATAAAATGACCACCTTGCATACCTTCATTCCACTTCTTAGAACAACCGCAGCTAACACAGGTAACGTACCCTGTGTCATCCGCAGCCTTAAGCCTGACAAGTTTTTGCAAAGTCTTTAAAGCAGTTTGACGTAGCTCTTGACTTGTCTTGGCCTTTTTCTTTTTCTTAGCAGCCATCTAGAATGGGATGTCGTCATCAAAATCATCGTCAAGGCTTACAGGTGCCGCCTGGACCTGAGCTTCTTTTGGCGTTGCAGATAAACTAAAGTATTTTTGACCTGCTTTAGACTGCTTGACCCACCCAGATAAATAGCAATCAACGCCATTGACGTTAATCGTACCTGTGTAATCAGGATGTTTTTCTGACTTCTTTTCTTTTGCTCTAAACAAAGCGCCAGAATTTGTGTTGTCGTATTCGCTCATTTTAATCTCCATTATGCCAGTTGTTTAATTTGCTTTCTTTCTAGTGTTGAGAAAAACGCTTCTTGCGGGTATTTACTTGGTGCTACCCAAAGCGCAAGTTGATCTTCTTGAGGAATGCATGACCATGCTCCCATAGCCTCCTCGTAGTGTTTTATCTTTTCTGACCCCTCCTGAAGCCCGTTATGTATTGCCAAATGCTTTCTCATGTAATCAAGAGCCTCTCTGTTTCTATCAACCGCATCTGCACAAGCTTTTGCTTTTGTCTCATGAGAGTAGTCTTGATTAACACTCCCATCAACCGTAATGACCTCCTCCTGCGGCTTTCCCCGCATCATCGATGCCTCGCTGTCATCATCCACAGAGGGAACTCCTGCAAGGGCTGCCAAAGAGTACCTACGGGCGTAAGTAATTGCGCTGCCAGCAGCTTGCGGGTCTTGCTTGGCTAGCGGCAAATAGAACTCTTCTTCTATCCACTGGCCACTAAGGTGCATCAAGATGGTTTTAACACCGACACCATTGCCACCTGAAGAGTTAACAGGGAATTGGGCGTATGATAAGCCATTGTTAACAAAAGGTTGTTTAATTGTTTTGATAACGCTAGTAAGGTCAGCGTAATTAGATTTAAAGAATGGGTTCTTGCTGTCTTTAACAGCACCGCCCATTTCGTTCTGCGCCCTGCTAAGTGCGGCAGCAAGTTCGTTTATATTTTCTGATTTGTTCATAGCCCCTCCTAGGGTTTGGTTTTTTTAACACAAGATCCGCAGTCGCCATTATCGTCAACTCCGGTTTCATCCCAAGCGTTACAGGTAACGCAAACGCATTGTACTACACAATCCTCACAAGTAAAACCAATTTCTGTTTCTTCGCCTGGATTGTAGTCATCATCAAACAAGTCGCCACAATTGTCGCACATTGCCACAGCCATTATTCACCCCTCTCATCGCAATCAACGTAATCATCTAAAAGATCGATATCACACTGGGTTTCTTCACCACCAGCAGCAAGGCACTGCTTAAACTGGTAGACAATTTCCCTATAACACATTTCTTTTGCACTTAACTCAGGGTAAGCGTTTTCACAATATTCCGCGTCTTGAGGCAGCAGGTCCGAAGACCAAGCGAAAGAACAAAAAGAAATTAAAGCAACACTAACATTCAATTTAACTAACCTCATATTTTTGCTCCAGATTCTTTAATCTTGGCAAGCTTTTCTTCGTTATTTATCCAAGCAAGGCCGCTAGTAATGTTCACAAAGCGATTAAATGTCTGCTCATTATCAAAATCGACCTGCTCAACCAAAGAAGTTAAGGCGCACTTAAAGTTCTGTAGCGCCCAGGCTTCAGCGGCTTCTGCACTGTGCTCATCATGTATATCTCTTAATTTAGTCATAGTCCCTCCACGGGAGTTGTTTAGTGAGACTCAACTTTAACCTATATTGGCAAAATGTCAACTGGTAAGAATTTAAAAAACTTTTTCTTTACCTGTTGCTTTATTTTTAAAGCTAGCTTACAGTGGCCTGACTTTATTTAGGAGGGGATATGCAACCAAACAGTTTGATTTACGATGAAATGCTTAGTTATTTTGGTTCTGTTGAAAATATAGCTAACTATTACGACACTACTCCACAGGCCGTTTATCAATGGAGGCAATGGGTTCCGGTTCTTAGGGCTAGGGAGTTTAAATTGCTTCTTAAGTGGAGGGAGGCAGAAAGTGAGCATTGATAAATTAGTGGAAAGGCTTGATAACTGCAAGGAAGTTAAGCCGCGTAGAGGTCATCAGAAGTCATGGATTGCAAGATGCCCAGCTCATGATGACACCAAGCCTTCTTTGTATGTTGACCTTGCCCAGAATGGAAATATTTTGATTAAGTGCTGGACTGGTTGTGGTGCTAATGATGTGATTGAGTCAGTAGGTATGCACCCAGTTGAGCTTTTCCCAGAGGACGGTTACCAGCAAAGGTCACACAGAGAAATCAAGAAAGACTCTGACTGGAGAGAAATCCATCTTTCTATAGCAAAAACAAGGAGAGAGCAGGGTAAAACCCAGACCGCTAAGGAAAAGGAAGAGGAGTTGCAGTCTTACTTAGCCCTGAGAGGCTCTGTATGAGCGCGAGAGCGACTTTCTGGGCTTGGGACATACAAGTGCCTTCCTCTGAGAAGTTGGTGCTTCTGTGCCTCGCAGATTGCCATAATGCTGACACTGGTCAATGTAATCCTAGTGTTAATTATATCTCTAGGCAGACATCCTTAGAAAGAAAAACTGTTCTCAAGGCATTAAGTCTGTTGAACGATAAATCTTTGCTCTCAAGGGTAAAGGTTTCTGGCTCAAGTAACTGGTACACACTGAGTATAGGTAGTGCCAATATTGGGACAGGGGTAGTACCAAATATGGGACAGGGGGTAGTGCCAAATTTGGGACACAAACCTACAAGTAAACCTAAAAAGAACCTAAGCTGGACTGAAGAGGACAGAAAGGTCGCTGAAAGTATCTATGAAAAATTGCTTAATTTGAACTCAAAGCACAAGAAACCAAACATGGATTCGTGGTCAAATGAGATCAGATTAATGCGTGAAAGTGATGGTCATTCTCATGATGAGATAAATGATCTTTTTGCTTATGCCAATAGCGATAAGTTTTGGCAGTCAAATGTTCTTAGCCCTAAAAAGTTAAGAGAGAAGTGGGATGTATTAACAATCAAAAAGGGTGATACAAGCAGTTCACCCAAATTAACTTGGATTTAATCGGAGGATTAAGATGTGGATAATACCAAAGAATTACCAACCGTCATCAGCTTTTGTTCTGGCTACGGTGGAATCGAAAGAGGACTTGACCTTATTGGAGTCGAACATAGAGTCATCGCTTACTGTGAGATCGAAGCCTATGCAATTGCAAACTTGCTTGCGAAAATGGAAGCGGGATTATTGGTTCCGGCACCTGTGTACACATCTCTTGCTACCTTCCCAGCGCACTTGTTTCGAGATGCAGTTGACATCATCGTTGGCGGGTATCCGTGCCAGCCGTTTAGCACGGCAGGTAAGCGAGAAGGAGAAGGAGACTCAAGACATCTTTGGCCACTTATTCGGAGACATACACAAGCAATTAGACCTTCTAGGGTCTTCTTTGAAAATGTCGAAGGCCACATCTCGCTTGGACTCTCCAGCGTCATCAGCGACTTGGAAGAAGATAGTTATAGAGCAACGTGGGGAATATTCTCAGCGAGCGAAGTTGGCGCGCCTCACCAAAGAAAACGAGTCTACATCATGGGCGACTCCGAATACAATGGATTATTTGCCGCAGAGAAGCGAGGAAGCGACTCTGAAG